TTTGTACTACATAACATTTAAAAAGATTTGTTTTGGCTCTTGTAAATACTGCAAATTGTAATGGAAGATATTTTAAAGTTAATTGAAAGTTACGGATTGTCGGTAGTATTATTGCTAGGGAGTTTATATGCTTTATATAGATTTTTCTTTTTTAGTATTGTTGAGGTAAAAAAAACATTCTCTAAATATCACGAGAACAACGCTAAGGATATGCAATACATAAAAAGTAAGATTGACATAATATTAGAATTTATAAAAGAAAAAAAATGAATTTTAATACTTGGAAGAAAAGCGTAGAAAACATAGAGAAAGAAATGGCGTTGAAATATTTTAAGCTAAATGAGTTCGACTCTCCAGACTCTGAAGGTAGTGGCAAGAATATGACAAGAGACTTTTTAAAAAAATTAGATAGAGCAAGAGATATTGCAAAAGTACCTTTTAAGATATCGTCTGGCTTTAGAACACCTCAACACAATGTTAATTTAAGAGAGCAAGGTTATAAAGCTAGTGCAAACTCAAGCCATTTAAAAGGGTGTGCTGCTGATATAGTTTGTAAAGATAGTGGCACTAGACAAAAGATAGTTGATGGTCTTATACAAGCTGGATTTACTCGTATCGGCATTGCTAAGACCTTTATACATTGCGATACTGATAAAGATAAAAATGACGCTATATGGCTTTACTAAAAAAACTTTTCAGCTCTGGAGCTAAAGAGCTAGTTGACTCTGTTGGAAATGCTATTGATAAAATACACACATCGGCAGAAGAAAAAGAACTTGTCAAGGCTGAAGTAGAAAAACACATATTAAATTATGAGGAAAAAATACAACAAGAAGTTACAAAACGATGGGAAGCAGATATGCAAGGGAACTGGCTTTCCAAGTCCGTTCGACCTATTAGCTTACTTTTTTTGCTTTTTGTTCTTACTGTATTTACTCTCGTTGATTTTAGTTTTATTGACCTAGAAATCAAAGACTCTTGGATTGACCTTTGGCAACTATTAGCCATTACTGCTTTTGGAGCTTACTTTGGTGGTAGGTCTTACGAAAAGATTAAAAGATAATGAAGGACTTTAAGAGGTATAGGCTTAAAGAAGATGAATGGAAATTAATAGACGAATATAGAAACGACAAAAAAAGACAATCGTTATTAGCTGATGAATGTAATGAAGTCGGTATAGATTTAGGCTCTGTCTCTCATTATTGGTACAAGAGCCAGAAGTTCTCAATATTTGCAAAACCTAACGAATATACTAAAGATGACTTTTTACTATCTATTGAGGAGCTTATATCTAATTACGCTCCAAAATATCCCTCCATTGATTATCCTACTAGACAAGATGGACATCTACTAATTATAAATCCAGCAGATGTACACATAGGCAAATATGCCGATGCTAGTGAAACTGGTCAAGAATACAATATAGATATAGCTAAGAATAGAGTAAGAGATGGAGTCAAGGGTATTCTAAGAAACGCCGAAGGCTATCCCATTGAGCGTATATTGTTTTGTATAGGAAATGATATACTACACACAGACAACGTACATAAAACAACTACAAAAGGAACTCCACAAGATGTAGACGGCAAATGGCATAAACACTTTACAGAGGCTCTAGAGCTTTATGTTGAGGTAGTAGAGATGTTGATGCAGATAGCTCCAGTTGATTGCGTACACTCAATGAGTAATCACGACTATATGAGTGGATTTCATTTAGCACACGCTCTTAAGGCTTGGTATAGAAATACAGAAGCAGTAAGCGTAGATGCAGAGCCAATGCACAGAAAGTACTATAAATACAAAAATAGTCTTATTGGATTGACTCACGGAGATGGTGCTAAGTTGCCTAATCTTCCTCTACATATGGCTCAAGAACAACCTAAGATGTGGTCTGATACTAAATATAGATATTGGTATTTACATCATCTACACCATAAACAACGATATAAGTTTTTGACTAGCTTTGATAATGTAGGAGTGACAATAGAGTTTTTACGTTCTCCAAGTGGCTCTGATTCTTGGCATTATCAAAAGGGATATACTGGCAGTATTAAAGCAGTTGAAGGATTTATACATAATGAATTTGGACAAATAGCACATCTAACTCATATTTTTTAATATATTTGCACGTTTTTGGTCAGCAAATTATTGTTTTTTACTTGTTAATTAATTTGTTTGAGGGGGATATTTTAGCGAATATCCTCTTTTTTTATGCTTATATTTAAAAAACTTTAACATTTTTTTACTCTAGTAAACTAAAAAAAATACACTTTTTTTGTTAAAAAGTTTGCACAGTTTAAAAAAGCGTTGTATATTTACACCATAATTAACAAACTAAAACACAAAACAATGACAAATACACTTTACAACTCTTTACAAATAAAAGAAGGCGACAAAATTACTTTCAAATTATACGGTACAGTATATACTAGAAAGGTGCAAACTATTTACGTGCAAAGTTTCAACGGTATAACTATTTATAATGTTAATAGAATAGGTAGTGGCACAGGTTTTACTGGCGTAGATGCTGATGACGTTATAATAAAAAAATAAATAAACAACACTAAAACTAAAACAACTAACAATGACAAACTTAGATAAAACAATAACAAATATTTTTAATAACCTTGTAACGCAAGAACAAGAAGAATATAATATTAAAACGCTTAAATCACACGCTAAAAAAACTAGTACAAAAGATTTAAAAAAGTATATCTCAAATCGTACTAATGAAGAATGGGATATTAGATGTCTAATAGCTAATGATGAACTAATTAAAAGAGGAGAAAAATAATAACAAAATAAAACAACTAACAATGCAAGATTTACACAAACCAAATTACTTAGATGCTAAAATGGAACTTGGAACACAAGTACAATTCTTTAGCTTCACATTAACTCAATTATGCTCTTATTTAATGGTTTTAGCGTTTCTAACGATACTTCTATTAAATTTGATACCTACATACTACACAGAGGTATTAAGCCTTTATAGTGGCTCTTTTATCACTTTGGTAGTATTTTACATAAAATATGGAACTAATTAAACTAATATGGAAAATAGAAAAGAATTAGTAGGAAAACTACGAGAAATAGCAAATCGCATAGAAAGAAATAAACTAGACTATCGGTATGCTTGTGATAGAATAATTTTAGATAAATTATATGATGAACTAAATAATGTTTTCAATAATTATCTTAAAATTAAAAATGAAGATGAACAAAAAGTTAAATCAATTAAATTTATGAATTATGGAAAAAGTAGTGAAATCAGTTAAACAAGTAGGAGATTTTGAATCTCAATATGGACACTTCTATAAGTGGCTATTAGAGTTTGAAGATGGATTTAAGGGTGAATACCTATCCAAAACAGAAACTCAAAACAAATTCATCGAAGGACAGACTGCTTCAATAGAAGTAACAACAAGAGAGTACAATGGTACTACAATCAACAAAATCAAACCAGCTTCTACTTTTCAAGGTGGAGGTAAAAGCTACACACCATCAGTCAGTAATAATAAAAGAGAAGAATATATAATTAAGCAGAACGCATTGACAAATGCTTGTAATATAGTCGGAGAGGCTGATATACCTAAGATAATAGAAATAGCTGACGCATTCAAAGAATACGTTTTAAATGATGTTAAACCAAAAAATGATAGTAATGGCACAGACTTACCTTTTTAGTAAACAATCGAGAGACGAAGTATATGACTACGACACTAGCTACTGCTTTAAACTAAGACGTGGCAAGGGTTGGATTCACTTAAACAAGAAAGCAACAGAGCTAATAGAACACGATGACCACTTTGAGTTAAGACTAGCAGACTGGTATATAAATGTAGGAGATAAGTTTATCTCAGAAACAATAATAAGACAAGAGCAATGTCAAGAGCTTCAAGAATGGTATTTAAAAACAAAAGTAAATGAATAAATTAGATAGAATAGTAGAAACAGCTTGTTACATTGGTAACATATCCACTAAAGACTTTAAAAGTAGGTCAAGAGAACGACATATTGTAGACATAAAGCGTATGACATACGCCATAGCTAGAGATGTTCTTAGAATGCCTTATTTACATATAGCAAAGTATTTTAAAGTAAATCACGCTACTGTAATACACCACTACAAGCTAAATATGCAATTAGTGGATACAGATACTTATTACTTTAAAAAATATAATACTATATTGCAGATGGTGAAAAGCGACTTAAATCTAGTAGAAATAGAGGAGTTAATGGAACTCGTACAAAGACTACAAGCTAATAAAGAATCACAACTAGAACTAAAAGAAAAATTAACTAAATTTTACAACAAAGATGAAAACCAAACTAACACAGAAACAACAAGTATTAAACCATCTTAAAAGTCATAATTCAATTACAAGCTGGGATGCTATAATGGAATATGGTATAACTAGATTATCTCATCATATTTATTCTCTTAGAAATGAAGGTTATATAATACCAGATGAAAGAATAAAAGTAAAGACAAGACTAGGAAGAGAAACTAATATATCTAAATACACTTTAAGAGATGCAGTATAAAGAATTTTTAAAAACAAAAGAAAAAAATTTTATATCTAGTGGATTTAAAGTTGAAGATAAAGATTTAAATATAAATTTATTTGACTTTCAAAAGCATATATTAAAAATAGCTTTAGAGAAAGGTAGATTTGCAATATTTGCAGACTGTGGCTTAGGAAAAACATTAATGCAATTAAGCTGGGCAGAATGTATATTTAAAAAAACAAATAAAAAAGTTTTAATATTAGCTCCTTTAGCTGTTGTAAATCAAACAAAAAATGAAGCTTTAAAGTTTAATATTAATATTAATAGTTTTGATATATACAATTTTGAACAATTAAAAAACATTGATATATCAATTTATGCTGGTATAGTATTAGATGAATCATCTATTTTAAAAGGTAGAGATGGCAAATTGAGCAGATTAATTATAGATAGCTTTATAAATACTCCATATAAGTTATGTTGTACTGCTACACCTTCTCCAAATGACCATATGGAACTTGGGCAACATTCTGAATTTTTAGGCTCTATGAGTTATTTAGAAATGTTAGCTATGTTCTTTGTTCACGATGGAGGAGAAACTTCAAAATGGAGATTAAGGAAACACGCTCAAGATGATTTCTGGAACTTTGTATGTACTTGGTCTATATCTTTAGACAATCCAAAGTCTTTAGGATTCAAAGGAGATGTATATAATTTGCCAGACATAGAATATATAGAGCATATTATTGCAGTAGAAAATAATACTAATACTTTATTTGGTGATGTTGCAGTTTCTGCTACTGATTTACATAAAGATTTAAAAAGGTCTTTAAATAAAAGAATTGATAAAACTATCGAGCTGGTAAATAATTCTAATGAACAATGGATAATATGGACCTTAAAAAATGATGAAGCAAATCAACTTAATAAAGTTATCAATGATAGTATAAATGTTCAAGGTAGTGATAAACCAGAATATAAAGCTAAATATTTAAATGGTTTTGCCAATAAAGAATTTAAATCATTGATAACAAAAACAAGTATAGCTTCTTTTGGAATGAATTATCAGAATTGTTCTAATATGATTTTTACTTCTTATGATTTCAAATTTGAAGCATTCTATCAAGCAGTTAGAAGATGTTATAGATTTGGACAAAAAAATAAAGTTAAAGTACATTTACTAGTACCAGAAAGTCAAGTAAATGTTAGAAAAACCATACTAGAAAAAGAAAACAAACATAAAACAATGATTAAAGAAATGAGTAATTATAGCAGTAAAACTAATTATAAACTAAACAAAACAAACATTATTATTAATAACAAAGAAATTAAAACTAACAATTACCATTTATTTAATGGAGATTGTGTAGAGGAATCAAAGAAAATAAATACTAATTTAGTTGATTTAGTAGTTTTTAGTCCTCCATTTGCTGAATTATATGTTTATTCTGATAAACCAGAAGATATGGGAAATGTAAAGAATTACAAAGAATTTGAAAATCATTTTAAATATTTAATTCCACAAATTAAAAGAGTTTTGAAGCCTGGCAGAATATGCGCTATACATTGTATGGATTTACCTATTCAAAAAGGTAAAGAAGGATATATTGGTTTAAGAGATTTCTCTGGAATGTTAATTGACTGGTTTACCAATGAAGGTTTTATATATCACGCTAAAACTACTATATGGAAAAATCCAGTTACTGAAATGCAAAGGACTAAAGCATTAGGACTATTACATAAAACAATAAAAAAAGATAGTGTTATGTCAAGAGTTGGAATACCAGATTATGTATTATTTTTTAGAAATGAAGGAGATAATTTAATACCAATACAACATCAAGATGAATCAGAAAGTTTACCTAATTATTTGCCAGTTGATTTATGGCAAAAGTATGCTTCACCAGTATGGTATGATGTTGATTATAGTAGAACTTTACAATACAGAAGTGGTAGAGATGGTAATGATGAAAAGCATATATGTCCATTACAATTAGATACAATTGAAAGAATTATACATTTATATTCAAATGAAAATGAAGTTGTTTTTTCTCCTTTTGGTGGTATTGGTTCTGAGGGATTTCAAGCTATAACAATGAACAGAAAAAGTATATCAATTGAATTAAAAGAAAGCTATTTTAAATTAAATGCTAAAAATCATAGAGATGTAGATAATGAGAAAAAATCAAATTTAACATTATTTTAATGAAAAGAATTAGAGTAGAGAAGTCTAAGAACTTTACCACAATCAATAATGAGTTTATCTTTAATAAGAACTTATCGTTAAAAGCTAAGGGGTTGCTCTGTCACCTCTTGGCTTTGCCTAACGACTGGAAGTTATACGTTGAGGAGGTCGAAAAATGGAGTACAGATGGCAAGTCCTCTATCTATTCTGCTTTTAAAGAGCTGACATCTAATGGATATATGAAAAGAGAGCAAATTAGAGATAAAGGAAAGATAGTAAGCTGGGATTATATAGTCTATGAAAAACCACATACCGATTTTCAAGAAATAGAAAATCAAGATGTAGAAATTCTAGATTTAGAAAATCAACCACTACTAAATACTAATATTAAACTAAATACTAATAATACTAAAAAAGAAAGGGATTATCCTTTTGAATTAAATTTAGATGCTTGGAATTTATGGAAAGACTTTAGAAAAGAGCAATTCAGAACTTCTTACAAACCACTAGGCGAAGCAGCAGCTATTTCTAAGCTATTAAGAATCTCCAACAACAACAAAGAAAACCAGGCGCAAATTATCCAGCAATCTATTGAAAATGGTTGGAAGGGATTATTTGAGCTTAAAACAGAAAAACAAACCAAAGTCCAAAAGATACTAAGCAACTATCACAAAGGACTTAAAATGATAAACAAAGAATATAATGACTGATTACCTAGATATTAAAGAACGTAAAGATGTAACTGTTAAAAATATGTTTAAACTTTACAAAACAGACAATAAATATAGAAACAGAATAACTTGGGATGCTCATTATCTAATAACTGGATGGAAACACATACAACAAACTAAAGATGAAAAACAAAAGTAAGCAAGTGTGGCATTTATATGCACACGACATTAAAGAACTAAAAAGACAATGTTATGACGTAATATCAACGCTTTATGTTCAGTTAGGACAATCTCCAGAAGCTGAGATAATAGTGCAGATGACTAATCTATTCTGTAATGACTTAGCTACCAACTACGGCTCAATGGAACTAGAGGAGGTTAGATTTGCCTTGAATAAACACATAAGAGAGAACGATGGACCACATTTTGTAAACGTGCCAATGTGGAACGAGGCTCTAAGAAGTTACAAGATGTCTAAAGCATTAAAAAGACAGACTAATCAAATTGACCATTACGAACTCTATAAAAAGCGTGTTGAGTCATTTAGCAAGACAATAGATAGAAGAGAGATAAAAAAGATAGGCAATGCCAACCACAATAAGTAAACTCAAAAAAAAGCTAGATAAAATATTTAGCGAGTATATAAGAAGAAGAAATGCTGACCACTTAGGTTTTATCACTTGTTTTACTTGTGGAGTTAAAAAACATTGGAAAGAGCAACAAGCTGGACACTTTCAAAGTAGAAGCCACCACTCAACTCGTTGGGATGAGGTAAACGTACAAGTACAATGTGTTAAGTGTAATATGTATAGACAAGGAGAGCAATATAAGTTTGGAATGTATTTAGATGAAACATTTGGAAAAGGTACTGCTGAGGAGTTAGAACACAGAGCAAAGACAATAGTAAAACTAAACAGAGTAGATTATGAAGAGGCAATCGAAAGGTATAAACAAAAAATTAGAGAGCTGGATTAAAAATCGGTTGTTTAAAACTTTGAACTCTAAAGATTGGATAATTGAATCTATTTTATATATTTACAAAGATGAAGAAAACAGTAATATTCGAAGGAGGAGTGAACAAGGTAAGCACTCTAGCAGACGGAACTCTTAGCATTAACATACATACTCAAGAGCTGCCAGAGGAAACAATGATGAGAGTGTTTAGCTTACGCAAGTCTCCTGGAATGGTTTTGATAAGCTCTGATGACATAAGCAAAGCAGAGCAAGAGGAAGTAGAGAAGTTTACAACAGATTTTGAGGTAGGTAAGACAAAGACTGCATCACAAAGATTAAGAGCAGTATTGTATAGAGTATGGGAACAAGAAGGACAACCTAGAGGCTATACTGACTTCCCTGTGTTTTACGAATCTCAGATGGAAAGGATAATAAATAAATATAAATCAACTCTTGAAGTCTAATAGGGCAACCAGACACCAAGAGATTTATAAAAGAACGAAGAACGGACTAGAGTTAGTATTACCAAAAAAGATATCATCAGACATTGGATTTCAATTAATGTTTGGATATAGAGAAGATTACAGAGTAGAAGAAAAAAAAATGGAAGATAATGCAAATAGATACTTTACTAAAACTTATATAGATGTTGAGGATTTTAAAAAGTATATTTAGAACGCTGATAGCTTTGATAATATTATTGAGTTGTTTGCCAATTTTTTTAGTGATATTTTTACACTATTTTATAGTTGGCTTTATAGCAGAAGAGAATAAAAGAAATGAAGATAATAGCAAGTGTCAGCATTGAATTAAAAGTTGGTGACACAGAATTACTAGACGAGGCTAAAGACCGAGCCATTGATACTTTGATTGATAGCTTAGAGGAATGGATAAATAACAATGGCATTCCTCCAATAATAAGTTTAGAGTATAAGCTACCAGAATACGATGACAACGATTTAGAATTTTTAAATTAATGCCTAATCTACCAAAGGGAAAGAAAAAGAAATGGATAGCAAGTAGTAAAAAGACTACTGGCTTTACTGAAAAGCATAAAAGCGAGAACTATGACTTTTATAATAGTAGAGCTTGGAGAAAACTTAGAAAGTGGCACTTAGAACGAGAGCCACATTGTAGATGGTGTACTGAGGAAGGCAAAGTAAATTATAAAGATAGAATTATCATTGACCACATTGTAGAGATTATAGATGGTGGAGATAGACTAAACCAAGATAATCTAATGACTTTATGCCTACCACATCACAATCAAAAGACAGCGTGGGCAAAAGCAAAACGTAAAAGAAATGGCAAAGAGTAAATATTACTACGACTACACAAGGAATAGACAAGAAGCTAAAGAAGTTATAGAGGACTTAAAAAGCAATCCAATACCAAACTATTATGTCGGTAGCACTTATGGCTACGAAGCTCGTAAAGTGTGTGAAGATTGGGATTTATCTTACAATATCGCAACGGCAGTCACTTACTTGCTAAGAAGTAGTTTCAAACACGATAGTCCATATAACGACATACAAAAGGCTATAAACCATCTAAACTTTGAATTAGATAAACTAAACAATAGAGAACAATGACAAGCGAACTACTAGACTTATTTGACGAGGCTAAGACAATAATAGACAAGCAAGAGCAACTAATTAAGATGCAACAATCATTAATTAAGACAATGCAACAAGGACTGCAAGGAGTAGAGCTTAATGAGTTACTACTCAAGAAACAATTAGCAGACTTACAAGATGAATTAAAAGCTATCACTAATGATTATATCGATACAAAAAATAATTTTAGGGAGGGGGGCGAAAAAGTATAACTAATATGTCAGCACATCGCACGGGGGATCTCCTCTCCT